AAAGGAACGTCCCTTGATAATGTCAACACCAGCAGTCTTATAATCCATTAGTGAATTTCTCCTTTTGCAATTTGTCCACGACGTTTTAGTTTCCATACTATGTAATCCATTGTTGGAATACACATAGGGTTCCAACCTACAAATGTTGTGGATTCCTTACTTGGAATCTTCCAACAGGGAGCATCATCATTCTCAAGTTCTAGTGACTCACGATATGCTTCATCACCAAGTAGAACAACTGCTCTTTCAGCAGCATTCAAACTCTTGAAGCAATCAAAGCAGTTCTTTCTAATCTCCTCTGGAATTTCGTGTTTCATTTTACAACAACATCCCAAGCTTTCTTAAAGTTTTTATCCCAGTTTTCAGTATAAACTGGAAGGAAAGAATTTAGTGCATAACAAATGTCAACAATTTTCATTTGATTTTGTTCATCTACAGCCTCTTGCAATTCATCCAACATAAATTCTACGGTAGAAATTCGGGAAAATGATTGCTCAAGATCATTCATTACTGTCCAGGTTTTATTATATGTCATTGAATAGCAAGTGGTTGTAGTCGATCAAGGATCTCACGATAAGCAGGTACAATATCACCTTCATCTTTCCTGAATAGATCCTTATCAAATCTTTCATCACTACCAATCTTCCATAGTCTCATACTATCAGGACTAATCTCATCGGCAAGGTACAAATCACCGTGAGCATCATAACCATACTCAACCTTAAAATCTACAAGATCAATGCCCAAGATATAAAACATCTGACGGAGATAATCATTAACCCGTAGTGTCATCTCAATAAAAGGTTCAGGATCATATCCCATCAAACGCACACGATCTGGTGTCAGAAGAGGATCGTGCTTGCTATCATCCTTCAAAAAGAACTCAACAATCGGTTGCGGTAGTGGAGCACCTTCCTGAAGAGTTGTCTCACGAACAATAGATCCAGCGGCACGATTGCGACAAATGACTTCTAATGGAACGATACCTACTTTCTTACATACCATCTTATTAGCACCAACCATATTGATGTAATGAGTTGGGATATTTTCTTTGGCAAGTTTCTCAAAAATAATAGATGAGATACTACAGCAGAGGGATCCTTTTCCTAAAGGATGATCAACCATTTCACCATTACCAGCCGTCACCTTATCGTGATACTCAATGATAACCTGCTGTGCATCATCGCCTTGATAAACGGTTTTAACCTTACCTTCTATAATTACTTCCATTAAAAAGAGGGTGCTTAACCCTCATAGTATATCACTCCCTAGTTCGTTTGTAAAGGATATTTTTAGTCCCTCTGACGCCAATCGTCAGGTTTATCCTGCTGGAACCAATCTTTGATGTCATCAGCATCAGTAAACCCCGTTTTATGATTGGATGGATCGGGGTCTCCTAAACCCATCCTATTCAGAAAATCGTCGGTACTACCTTCTTCAATTTCTTGAGAAGATTGTCGTCTTGCTTTTTGTAACCAATCACGAGCAGTAGTATGACTTTTTGCCAACTTCTCTGCCCAGATCATATCGTCTAATTTTACTTCTTCGCCATTTGCAATACATTTACAAATAAACTCCAGTCTTAGACGGTATTGAGTAGATAACATAAAGTTACGCTTCGTTACTTTTATTTATTTTCTTCCATCAATCTCTTCGACAAAGTAAGAGAGCGACGGTATATCATATATTTTACCACAGGATTTCTGGGATTGTTAGTCAACCACCAGATTTGGCGTCTTATGTAAGTATTTGCTAACTTAAATCCATAATAAAAAATGGCAGCAGCACCTTCATCTGTAAGGACAAAGTATGCTACTACCACAAATAGTATGAATAATAGAGTCACTTAGACTCCTCATATCTTCTTTTTTCAAGGTATTCAATCATCTCCTGCCTCCACTCCATCAACTCATAAAAACACTCTTGATTATGAGCACAACCTCTTAATCGTTGATCTGGTTTTAAGACACTCTCAAGCATTAAACCAAGTGCATCGCGTCTTTTTTCATATTTTGTGCTCATTTTTTTTGTCTTCTCTTGGTAGTTTTGAGTTGATTTTTGATGAAATCTACAGATTGTTTGTAGGTTTTCAGAACCTTAATTTGATTACCATTATGTATAATCATAAATTTTTTCCCGAATGGGATTGCTGCCCACACACCATCATTAGTACAGTAACCTAGAGGATTTCCAGGTTTCGGTAACAGGATACCAGGGCAAGAAATAAAAGGTTTCTGAAATTTATTCATCCAAAAATTGCGGTAACGCTGACAACTGTGCATCCAGGGTTACGTGCTAATGCAACTTTCTTGGCATCAGAATAGTCAACAGCAACAACATTTTCCTCAAAAACTGTGCCTGCCTTGAACAGAGTGACTTTGCAACGCATGGTGGATTCCTCTCGGTGTTGTTATTATAGCAGATCAGAGCGATCTGATGAAGGATAAATCAAAATCTTCAGATTCTCTAAAGTAATCGCGCACTTCCTCCCGCTCCTCTAAGCGGTTATAACCAGTGAGAAAGAAGTCAGAGGGTTCAGGATCTGCGCTTGCAGTCAAAACTGCGCCACTATCCTTAAAATTAACAAGCTCTGAAGAGGGAATGCAACACGCCTTGCCTTTCTTCACATCAGTGATAATAAAGTAGTCAGCAAGTTTGTCCTCATATTCTCCCGCCCGACGACGATTCTTAAGAATTAGTGCTCTAACAGCAGACTCTGATTTGTTCTTGAACTGAGTTACTTTTGATTCATAAGTTGTTTCATTAGGACCAATCAAATCAATGCCAGGAAGATTTACTCTAGTGAGAAGACCATTACTATATTCAGCAAGTGCTTTCTCTACAAGTTCTCCTGCTTTGGGATACCTTAGATTGTTGTCAGTGTAATCATGAATCGTTTCTAAGAGTTTAGATAAACGATCAAGTTGAAATGTGTTAAAGTCAATCATCGGCGGATTACGGAGATTGCAGGTTCACCCTGCTGGAATACGGTGTCAACAACTGCCTGAACGCTTCTAGCGGTGCCTACACCCACTCTATCGTAAACAGGAACACAAACCAACCCAAAGGTTTTTTGAACGCCTCCTAGGCGTATCACACGCCCGATGGATTGGGAGATTCCAATATAATCCATATTACGCATAAACAACACAGCATCAAGTCCTTTGACGTTGATACCCTCAGAGAGAATAGAGTGGTGCATCACAATAAAACGAGTGTCGTCTTCACCCCAAGCATTCAAAGTTTTGAAAAACTTTTCGCGTGAAACTTTCTGACCATTGATGATTGCACCAGTTTTGGATGTAATAATCATCCAGTTGTATCCACGTTCTGCAAGTCTTTCACAGAACTCAGATTCAGAAACAAGACGCATAATCTGTTTCGTAGAACGTGCAGCGATCAAGATCTTTGCAGGTTTTTGATCATCTATTGTTTCAAGCAGATTAGTGGAATCACTCTGCTGATATTCTCCTCTTGGCAATTCTTTGACAATGACTTTTGGAGGTAAAATGTAACCTTGAGCAACAAGATGAGGAGCACTAACATTACAGATAACTTGTCCATAAACTTGACCATCATTCATTCCTGGTTTGAATACAGTAAGACTATGCTTAGGAGTAGCAGTAAAGAAGTAGCAACGATCAGCATCGTTAGAAAAGAACTCAGTGGCAGGGAAAAAGTTTCTCTGAACAGAATTATGTGCTTCATCAAAGTAAATTGTATTCACTTTGATTTCTGCTTCCATCACACGATGCAGCGAATGATATGTGGTAAAAATAAGTTGCTTACGATATGCTTGTCTACTCCAGTTACTAATCAGTGCGGGTTTAGTGCTACTGAAGTGCTCAGTTTCCCCACTGTGAACGTGAAACACAGCAACATCATCGATGTGCTCTAAAAACTCTTTACATAGTTGTTGAGCAAGTAGAATCCTAGGAGCAACAACAACTAAAGTGGTACGATAACCATCCAATGCCTCAAAGGTATCGATAGCATTTTGTATCATACACATAGTTTTGCCACCACCCGTGGGGATGATGACCTGACCTTTTTCATTCGCCAGCATTGCGTCAACTGCTTGGCGCTGGTGTGGGCGGAGATTGATCAAGTGCTGTCTTCCTTTGTATGAATATATTATAGCAGAAAACCGCCCACCAGGAAACCCAGTGGACGGTCTGTGAATTGGTCGTCAACGTAAGAGGCAGTAGGTGCCTCTCTGGTTAGGATAGAAATAGATACGTCCATCGTCACGTAAAGCTTGCAATTCTGCAAGGATTGTGCCGCGATAACTCTTTTCACTCTTAAATTGACTTAGAGCAAAGCGATATGTGCGAACAACATCATATGCTTGCTGTGCAGTAAAGTTCTCATTCACCCCAAAGTTTGATGAAAGCAACTGATAAGTAAGTTCCAAGAGATTTACTGATTCATACTTAACAGGTTCTTGAACTTTCTTGGTATTGCGAATCCGAATCAGTTCATCATAACAATCGGTGTCAACAATCTGAGGTGGGCGAGAACCGAGAACAAGATATTCGCGGAGATCTTCTTCACTATCAGAGTAAACTGAACTCAGATTGTCAAAGATGCCATCAAGTTCATCCAATCGGTTGTTGATGAGGAGTTCAATCTCGTCAGCAGTGTTGATATTGGTGGTATTCACATAGAAGTTCAAACGTGTCTTAATACCTTTTGCAGCGTTTGCAAAGAAGGTAGGAAGGAAATCACGTAACCAAACTTTCTGACTCGCCTCAAACAAACGATCAACTATTTTGGTAGTAATTTCAGCACCACCGTCAAGAATGGTAAAGTTACAGTTTGAAAAGAAACGAACCACTTGAGGGCGAGTGTAATTCGTCAAAAACGAATCTTTCACCTCAGAATTAAGAATATTCTTCTTTAAGTTATACCGAGTGAGTGCAATTTCATGAATTGCAAACGTTTCAACCCATTCGTCAATCATATTTTGGGTGATGTTAATACCCTTTTCTTGTTGACGTCTAACCCAGGCAATTCCGCGTGCCTTGTAGTCATCATAGTTGGAAGAAGTACCATCAGGTTGTGGTTGCCAAAGCAAACCAACTTCATCCATAACGTCACCCTCATCATATCCTTCATTAATGTCATATACATCAATGAGCATATACTTATACCCGTTAGCAGAGTACCACAACCAACGATGATTGCCGTTGATTAGGAAGTCTTCAAGGTCACCATTCTCCTTCCGAAGCATTACAGGAGGGAGTTTTCCTACTTTATATCCCCTTTCAAGGGATTTTCCCACAGTATCAAGAACGCGACCATCATTGCCACGCTTTCGTCCAGAATTTTTCTTGAGTTTGATGTCTTTTACATCCACAAAAGTGGTGTAAAGATACTTACAAGAAGCATACTTAGGGCGTTGATACCCACGAACTTCTTTTACCAGTTCGTTACGCTCTTCCTCTGTCTTAGGATGTGGAACGTAATTTTCAGGAATGTTGATTCCAAAACCTTTATCAGACATAATCAGTTAGTTAATGCAATGTGCAACGTAGTGAGGAATCCCTCAACCACAAACACAATATACAACGAATCCGATGCCCTGTCAACCCCTCATTGATTAGAAGAACTTATCTAACCCAACTGGTTCCCCAAAGGAATAATCATACTCTAGTGCATCAGCACACACATAGTGTGGGTGAGTGACATCAACACTAAGATTGGCACACAATTCCTTATGATTATCTTCCATCATCTCTACTGCATATAACATATGATCCAAAATATGTTCTTCGGTATGATATTCTAGTAGTTTTTTCTTGAGTGCAATCAAAAAGTTTCCACATCCAGCAGAGTTGTCAATAAAAGTGCTCTCCGAATCTTTAAGCAATTCAACATCAATCTCATCAATCATACTCTCAACAAGTTCCATCGGAGTGAATACTTCTTGAGTCTCTTTAATTCTTTCATCAGATCTTTGAATATTAGATCCGACATCAATATTATGTTTATTCTTTGCCATCTTTTTCCTCAACACATTTCATATAGGTTGTAATCAAGTCGTTCTTTCCAAAATGATATCGACCATTGCATTGACCTGCTGCTTCTCTAAACTTATCAGCAAATTCTACCATATTATCCACTACTTTAGAATCTCGTACTCTGATGAAATGATGACCCTTAGCATAGTGAGTAAAGTTCTCTGTTTTAACTCTACCACTAGGACCACAACCATACTCACCAACAAATACATCTGCTTCATCTCTTCTCTCATAAGGAAGAAACTCGAAGTCAGGATGTTCTCTCATCATAGGAATCTCACCAAC